AAAATCTCTATCATATACGACTTTCCCGCTCTTTATTGTTTCACATTCCTTTAATTCTACCATTTCTCCGTTAATAAAATACAAATTCGGATTTACTTTTATTTCTTCACTATATTCAATTTCTTCAATAATATCTCCAACCATAGTAGGAGCTATTTTAGAAACGTCTTTTTCTCTTCCTAAAATTAAAAAACTATCTTTGTTATACATAATTTTTAATGTATTTTCTTTAAAATTTTTTTGTTCTTCATACCAATTATTATTATTTTCATCAAAAATTCCCCAATACTTCATTCCTTCCTCTGTTTCCATTACTTCTACTCTATCAACTACAAATTTTTTCATTTTTTCCTCCTATTATGCAAAATAAGCGTTAAGCCATTGACCATTTCTATGAAACTGTAAAGCTCTGCTTCCTATTTTAATATGATCCTGAGTTTCTCCATAATTTCTCGAAACCTTTGTTAAAACATAACCATTTCTTTCTCCCTTTCCATTAATTCCATCTTCCACATAACCTACCATTCTAATTTCATAAATTCTGTTTACTTGAGCGTCGTTTGCTTTGTTCCATGCGTCGAATGCTTTATTCCACGTCTCAGTTATTCTATTATGTGCATGTTGGATGTTGCTGTCCCTTGCCGCCATATCATGATTATCCATGATTTCACACCAGTTGCCACCATTCCTATTTGGAACTTTATAATAAGCCCTCCCACCATTTACGTGAAAACAGCCCATATAATCTCCATTTTCTAAGTACATATATAAGTGTCTTGGTGCCCAGCAGTCAGTACTATTTCCTCTCAATACAAAATCACTATTGTTAGTATTTCTGTACCCTTTGCTAAACGGAATATATGGACTCAAATCAGGCTTTGGTGCTATCTCTTTAATCTTTGCGTATGTTATTATCCCTGCTTTATTTTCTTCCGCTAAATCAGTGTATTTTACATAATCTTTATTAACTTTCGACTTAAAAGAATCAAACATTCCTACGGTCACAAGTGCCGCAGTATCGACAGATAACGAGACATTATCAGTATTACTTAAATTGAATATAAGTTCCACTGTCACTGTACTCAAATTAATCCCGTTTGTTGCAGGCATGTAGTCGGAAGTACCTGCAACGGTAACTGCAAAAAGAACTTCTGTTCCTGCTGTATCCTTTGCATAAATTCCTAAAGTTTCCATGCCGTAACCATTCATAAGTCCTGAGTTGTTGAACGTGGCTGTCACTTTAATCTGCGATGTTCCTATTTTCTCAACTTTACTGACATTCACTGTCTGTTTTACTTCATCAATATTAATAAGTGTTTCAAGGTTTACTGTATCGGCCAGTTTATTGCTTGATACAGATATCTTCGTGAATATCAGTTCTGTTATTCCTGCGATTTCTCTAGTTATTAAATCTTTTCCCTTGTCAGTTATTCCTGTTCTTTTTATACTTGCCATTTCTATCCTCCTATCTCAATTAATGTGTTTATATTTGTCACAGCTCCGACAGAAACATATAGTGTATTAACTACTTTCGGAGTAAGGATATTAATACTGTTAAATCCTAAATTTGCAGGTAATATTGTCTTAAGCATGTTATTCAGTTCGTCGTATTTTTTCGCATCGTCAAACTTAGTAGTGATTCCAAGTTCATATGCGTTAAAATTTGGTCTCAGCTCATAGTTCCCTGTTCCGCACAACTGATCCATTCTGTTCACAAGTACACGCCAAGTGTATGGTATCTGGTCGTTCCAATAAGTTAAAACCCTAAAAATCCTGATTTCCAGCGTATCATTTTCATACCTGTGTAACCCCAGCATTTCCTCAAATTTGCTTATTCCGTCTTCGTCACAGTACTGTATGAACTGATTATCAAATACTTTTCTAAGCAGTTCCCACAATAACCTCAATTCAGGTTCTTCTGACGCCATTATGTTCCTTATTTCCCTGTACTCCTGCATAAACTGAGGGAGGTATGACAGCAGGTTGACGTTAATATTTTCTAAAATCGTCATACTGTAATACCTCCCCACACAGGAATCTGATACTCAGTCAATTGCAGATTGTTAGGACTCCCGTTAATTGTTGTGTTCTGAATGTCCAAAATCCCATTTATGTCGAGTATTTTTGCTTCTATACGTGACACCCTTACAACCAAATTGTTACTTACTTTTTCATTTTTCAGAGCCCACGTTTTTCTCAGTTCCAGTAAGTAGTTCTTTACTACTTCCTCGACCTTCAGTTTTACAAGTGGCCATGAAAAATTAGGCTCAAACGTGATACTTGTATTAATGTTAATTGCAACGTTACTCGTTCCCTGCACTGTGACAACATGACCAATTGGAGCGACTCCGAGACCTCTTGCATCTTTAGTCGGATCCATTGTGTCCTGTACTTTTTTAATCAGAGTAGGACTTGCCTGATTAAAATCACTGTCAAGTACGGTTAATAAAACAGTTCCGCCACCATTCCATACCGGTGTCACCTTGACAGCTCCTACACCCTCGATTTCGTGCACTTTAAGTTTATAGTCAGATATGTTCCCTCCATATGCCTTCATGTTAAAACTGTCAAAGTACCGTTGCCGTAACTTTTCTGTCTCCTCTTCATCTTGTCCGGGAATTAAAAGTTCTGTTATTTCAGCCCTACCTAACCCGTTTATGTAGTCAATCGGGATTATATTTCCTGTTTTCCTTCCTCCATCCCTTCCAGGAGTTTCACATTCAACCTGATACTCATACAGATTTGTACCTGTATTATGTTGTATAAATTTTGTGACTGTATAGTTCAGCTCATCCAAATTAAATCTGCTACCCAGTGGTATTTCTATGTCAAAAATACCTTTCAATACCGCTTTACTTGCCTTGTAAGGTGTTATCCCTCTTTCACTTGCCCTTCTTATCAGATTTGGCCTGCTGGCCGTGTCTCCAAATGTTTCCTGTAGTATTATTGATAATGCAAAATACATGTCCTCCAGTTCTTTTGCGGCAGGGGCAAGGGCATCCCACATGACTGAGCCTTCCCTTTTATCCATGCTGTTCGGGACTCTTGCAAGCATCCGTTCCATTATTTTTTCATAAGTCATTACTTCAAACATTAAGCTATCTGCACCTCCTTTTCCAGTTCCAGATTTCCAAAAATTGTGACTGCTTTAAATTTGACATGCACCGTTCCTCTTTTCAGTGTCTCAAATTCAAAATCTGTCACGTCAAGTATTCTAGTATCCTGTTCCAATGCCTCTTTTACCCTTCTTTCAATTTCAGGGATACAGTAGCTTACAGGCATTCCGAACAGGTCTTCAAGCTCTATCCCATAATTCCACGAGTAGATTATATGTTTATATCTCTCTGTCCTTATTATCTTATATATGGCCTGTTCCATTGCTTTCAGCTCATCCGTATAGCCTTCTATGACATTTCCTGATAAATCCATTTTATAAGTTTTTGTGGGTCGTTCTATTATCCCGATGTCTGAAGTCAGTCCGTCGTTACGAGGTATCATTACAACCACTCTCCTTCCGTATGAGGGTCTTTATACCTATCCAGCACAATGTAAGTCTGTCCGCCCTGTACTTTTAAAAGCACGATGTCCTCACCGACCTTCAGTCCGTTATGGACAGTTATCCGTTTTCTGCCCTTATATTCGTGCTTATGACTTTTAATATCTGTCAGAGCACCTTCTACAAGCTCAAAATCTTCTGTTTCATGACTAACCGAGATGTCAACATCATAGTCCCTGACAAGATGAGTGAGAATAAGATCGTCCTCTTCCAGTATCAGCTTCTGGTCTACTCTGACACTGATAGGATTCACAGATTCTACTGTGCCTTTTCTGTGCTCGAACGGTTCTCCCGCATCATTCGTTGTTTTCGACAGTTCTTTCAACAGTTGTACCAGTTCCGCCATTCTTATCACTCTCCTTTATTCCCATCTGTCCTATAAAGTCAATAGACATTACATGTTTCTGATATTCAAATTTATGCTTAACTTTATCCACTATCATATAGTTCTGCACTACTATATCCCCGACATTAAGTTTTATGAGCATACTTGAGCCACCTCTGACCCTTATGTCGCCGAAGACATTTTCCATCGCGAAAGTTCTTTTTTTGTGATTATACAGTTTTAAAAGACTTTCCACTTTTTCCTTTATTTTCGCCTCAGTCATTTTCTCGTCCACATTTTCAAAGTACTGTAAAATACCCCATGATTTTATGTTAAAAGGGTCTTTCACCATGTATATTTCCCTTGTTTTCGCCTCCTTATTGACCCTTAAGAGCTTTATCTGATTATACGTCTTGTCATCTATACTTGTGCTGTATTTATAATCAGTTGCACTCTTGTCGTCAAGAATGAGATCAAGTATCCTCATTTTCTCGTCTTCCTTAAGTGTAAGCTTTCCATAATCATCATAAAAAATGAACTGTTTCTTCGTGTTATATAGAGTTTCGGTAAGTGCATACAGTATCATGTCAAATAAAGTCTTGTTGTCTTCTATCCTCTTTTCAATCTTAAATCCTGAGTCTTCCAGTTCCCCAATTTCAAGCTTAAAGTCTTCTGCTATCCTTTTTATTATTTCCGTTGCTGTCACATTTTTAAATATATATGTGTCCTTGTTTTTTAAGTACCTCAGCTGATCATATGCGGTAACTTTAATCTTGCCTGATTTTGTCCTGCTACGCTTAAAAATATAACCTGAAAAAAAGGGGACATCCTTGTATTTCACGGATACCCTGTTCCCTTCAGTAAATTCTATTTCCTCTTTCAGCACTTCAAATTCAAGCACTCCACAAGCTCCTTTTCTCTCCGTTGTCCATTCAAGTGATGTTACAAGCGGAATTAAAACCTGACCATTTTCCAGTGTTACTGTCAGTTCAATGTCTTTTTCAAGCTCAAATTTTCCGACTGACTGTTTTATTGCCGCATTAATCCAGCTTTCCCTGTTCAAGTCTATCAGTTTGATTCCTTTTAAGTCCGGCATAATGCTCATTCTTTAAGCCTCACTTTCTGCCCCGGAATAAAGTCCGTTATTTTGTCAAAAGCATTAAGTTTCATGACTTCTGCCATTTTCTCAAGTCCTCCTGTATGCTGACGGCATATGTTCCACAGAGTATCCCCTGCCTCGGTTGTGACTATTCTGTCAAGTATTGCCGTTACTGCACGAGGTTTTGTGATAAACCCCGAAATCTTGTCATCCAAAATAGTCAGAGCTGTTGCCCTTGGGTCACGGTATTCTTTGAGCTTGATTTCAACAGGGATATCCATGAATTCATCCGTATCGTCAGAATAAGTGAACTCTTCAAGTGTGACTTTCATGTTTGTGTTAAAATACCCCTTCCTGTTCGGATATCTACGAGACACAATGAACTGGAACACTTTCCTGTCCCTTTTCAATCTCTGCAGTTTATCTAAATAATATCCTGGTTTGTTAAAACCCTGTAAAGTATTTAAGTAAGGATATTTAAATGCAGGGAGGGCAATTTTGAATGATATTTCCTTGAGCCCTTCGGACTTCAGCAGATTCACTTCAGACGCATTTATAAGCGACACTGTCTCATTTCTGTTCTTCATGCTGTATGTTATCTTATCCGGATTTGCCGGAATCAGCATTCTGTCAATATAAATATCATACATGTTAATGCACCCCCTCTGCCACAATATTCATTTTTTCTTCTATCTTTTCAGTCAGTTTATTTATCACTTTATCAATATCAGCTTCATTTTCTATTGTATTATTATTATTCATTTCCACTTTTATTTCAGCAGTTGTGAACTGATTGATGTGTTCCTGTTCTGCCAGTTCCCTCAGATACTTCAAGTCCTCTTCCGTATCTTCAAGACTGTTGGCCATTTTTCCTGTGTTATCAGCAGTTTTTCCCGTATTTTTCCCTACTCCGTTAGGGTCTTTTCCTCCACCGCCTCCTCCACCTGGCATTCCAGTTCCAGCCGGATCAAGTCCTTTTCCTCCTCCGAGGTCTCCAAGTTCATCTTTCACCATATCTTTTGCATTTTTGTATCCGTTTTTTAAGTCATTTTCCCATTTTTTCTGTTTTGCATTACCTCTTTCTGCACCTTTTCTGTACGCTGCACCTGCATCTTTTTTATCAAGCTTATAGTTTATTTCTGCTATTTGCGGGGCTGAAAAATTAGCCCTTGCAAGTTGCATGGCTCCTCCTGTCGAGGTAGGCAGGTTAATCCCAATTGCAGATAGTAAAGGGGCTGCACCGCTCATTGTTTTTAAAAGTCCGTTGATGAACTTATCCGCTTCACGCATTATCCAGTTAAATGCATCTATGAATATGTTTGCAAAATTCGACAGTCCTTTCGCCGCACTTCTTATAAGCCCATTTATACCTCTTATAATTCCGTTTATAGCGGATATTATCGCATTGACTATGCTTGCCCATATGTTCCAAAGCATAGCCTTCATCCAGTCAAATGCCCCTACAATAACTCCTGTGACCGTGGCAGTTTTTGTCATAGTTTTAATAAGATAAATCATACCTACAACTAAACCTATCACAACCGCAATGACTGCTACTATTGCAACAACAATCCACGTTCCTGGAAAAGCGTATATAGCCGCATTCAGCCCATACTGTGCTATTGTGGCTAATACTGCCGCCATTTGTAACGCTGTGTCAGCTGCAACTTTGAGCCATGCTGCAGTGTTATATGCCCATATTGCAAGAGTTGCTATCCCTTGAGCTAAGGCGTATACCCCCATTGCGACCGCAACTCCTATAACAACGGGTTTGATTAAGTCCCATTTTTCATAAACCCAGCCCGCAAGTTCCAGTGCTTTGTCAAATACTGTCGTCATCACTCCGGCCACCATTTCGAATGTACTCGCCAAGCTCGTTGCCATTGACTTAAATTTCTGACTGTTCGCTACCTGATTAATCATTCTAAGCAGAGGGTCAAATGTTCTTAGTGCAAAGTTTCCTGCCTTCACCCAAACTTCGCCCCAGGTCATAGGTAGTTTAGAAAAGTCCCTGTTGATGTCATCCGTCATCCCCAGTACTGCTCTTCTCACTACATCTGCGGTTATTTTTCCTTCGGATGCCAGTTTTTTAAGGTGGTCTTGAGATACACCCATTTCCTTTGCTATTGCCTGAGTGATAAGAGGAGCATTTTCCCTGATACTCCTGAACTCGTCTCCCTGCAGTACTCCTGACGCAAGTGCCTGGTTAAGCTGCGTCATTGCTCCAGCAGTTTCAGTTGCGGATGTTCCCGCCACTTTAAATGCTTTTGTTGCGTTACCCATGAACTGTATTATCTCAGCATTATTTGAAAATCTTTTTCCGGCAAGGATTCCGAGCTTGGCCACATCGTTTGTAAAACTGTTCAGTGGAACTCTCGCCTCCTGTGCCATCTGATATGCGGCGTTTTTCAGATTATTTTTCTGTGCGGATGTATTTGTTATAAGATTAAGCCTTGCATCTATTGTCATGACTTCATCCGATATCCCCGCCAGTTTCTTCGCACCGTTAATCAAAGCATACATTCCGACTGCGGCTTTCAGCTTGTTTATCAAGCCGTTCATTGCCTTACCGCCACCATGTATCGAACTGTTCCACTGTTGCTGTTTTGCCGTATTCTGCTGTGTCTGAGCCCCTGCTCCTGCAAGTTCTGTCTGCAGATTCTGCAGTTCTGCATTAGCCCTTGCTATGTTATCTTTCATTGAATCTAACCCCTTCGGGTCTATCTTTTTATTGTCCGCCGCTTCCATAGTGGTTACAAGACTGCTCATGGCACTTGCCATCTTAAGCACGGGAGCAGTCAGCCTGTCCATCATCTGAATCGAAGAGCTTATTGTTCCCATTAGAATCACCTCCTTGCTTTGGACTTCATTTTCTGCATTTCCTTCTTCTCATTTTCAACTTTTAATCTTATGCTTGCTATGATAAATGCTTTTTCTTCGAGACCGAGCTCGGCAAAATCGCCCGGCATTATTTTAAGCTTGTGGAGGGCGTAATGTGCATACCCTGCCATTGCATCCTCCTCTATCAGTTTTTTGCTTCTTCAATTTTTTCTTCCATGATATCTTTATCAAAACCACATATTTCCTGTACCTTTTCCGCCAAAGCGTTATACTCTCCTGGCAAAAGCATAGCGGATAAGAGCTCCTCTGCTGACATCACTGTGTAGCTGTCCTGTAATTCCTTGTTATTTAAGTTAGGGTATACTACACATGCAACAAGTAGTTTTTTAAGATACTCTGTGTAGTCCAATTTAGGCATGTATACGTTTTTCTTAATTTTAACCTGTGAGGTACACTGATTTCTTAGTTCGTCATCCGTTTCATTTCCTATAGCCCTGATTTCCCACTCCAGTGCCTTTCCGTCATCCCCGACAAACCTGTCAGAGATTACCACTTTTTCATTTTCTACCTGCTTCGCATTTCCTTTAAAAAATCCTTTTAAACTGTCCATTATTAATTTCAACACCTTTCTGATTAAATGAATTATATAAAAAATAAGCAGACACACGGTTGTATCTGCTAAAAATTCTGCCACTTCTTCGGGACTTAATATCCATATGAAAAAATTTTCCAGCATTATTGCATTCCCGGTAAATTCTTAAATTTTTCAGGAATTTCAAAAGATTCGAATGTAAAGTCGAATTCGTCTTCAAGATATTCTGCATCTGCATCTATACTTGCAAGAGTTCCTCCATCAATGTTACATCCTTTCAGTATGACTGTCTGTCTTCCTACCGTTGAAGTAGGGTCTTCGTTCACAAGCTGCATGTCAAAATATATATCTTCCCCAGTATTCTGATACTTAAGTAAAAGTTCCCTGAAAAGTGAAGTATTGTAATGCAGTTTTGCACTTCCTGACCCTTCCCAGCCTGTAGCCTTGTTCCCTTTTCCTGAACGCCCCATGATAGGAACTTTGGTTTTTGTCTTCTCCATTTCCGCTTTCACGGAAATAACCTGCATTAAAAGATATCTGTTACCTTCTATTGTAACAAAACATCTTCCCATGCTTCCTGATACGGCATCTCTACCGTTCATTGTTGTGCTCATTTCTTACCTCCTTAAGTCATTTTAGCTAGGCCACTATGACACTCATATATAGTTTTTCCATTGCCGCAACAGGAGTGACCTTATCCGTTACAAGCACCGATTTCTTATCCTTCCCTTTTTCAACTGTTACATCCTCGGCAACAAAATTCTCAATTGCCCTGACTCTCTGCAGTTCCTTGTGGTGGTCAACGATGTTATCTTTAAGTGATACCCTTCCATCTTCGTCATTGTCCACTTTCCCGACGAACGACTTGTTGAACAGTTTTGCAATATCCACAGCAATCTGATCAAGTACTCTTACCACCTGATTAGATGTAAAGTCGTCATTCTTATCCACCGTGATTGATGTGAACGTATTTATATCTGTAAGAACAACGGGCTTGTTATCAGCCTTGTGGAACAGGAATTTTCCTGCTTTTATCCCATTTTCCAGTGCTGTCTGATTTTCCTTGAATTCAAACATGAAATCCCCGTCGTAAATCTTGTTCGAAACTGACTTGTTGACAGGGCATCCCGCTTCAGCTCCTGTGACCCAGTACACTGCAGACGATTCCTTGTCGTCTTTGGAAATAGTCTTATTTTCAACAGAAATGACACCTTCATGGTCTGCATATGCTCCTCTGTAGACTACAGTCTGGAACTTAGCTCCAACTTCATCACGCATTCTTTTTGTAAATTGAATGTAAAGCTTTTTAATTGTTTCGTCAGTTGTAAGACATCCCAGTGTGTTGAAATAATAAGTTTCAATTTTATCTAAAAACTTCTGATATTCCGTTCCTGTCACTGCACTTCCGTTTGTTCCGTTTTCAAGCGGTTTTGCAACTGTCGGGGTTAATGTTGCCCCTGTTTTAAAATCCACAAAATCATTATTGATTAAATCCTTTGCCGTTTTTACCGTCTGAACATCCACTTTTTTATTGTCAAGCAGAGTAGTCACGTCAAACATTGTAGGAGCGTCAACATTAGCCGCTACCGTTATTTTAATGCTGTTCCCTCTTTCACCTGCATATTTTGCAGTGGCTAGGTCATTACTTGCCTTTGCCCCTTCATTCAGCTTATAACAGTAGACTGTCTTCGCATTAGAAAATAAATCCCTAAGTCCTTTCATTTTTTCATGATCATAGCTATATCCGAATATTTTCAGGCTGTTTTTCTGAAAATCTGAGTTTTCAACGGTAAACACTTCCCCGTCAACTCCCCAGTCAAGTTCCATTGCCATTGCTGCATAACCTCTATCAGCAAGTGATACGATAGCTCTTGCTAGGCTGACAAAGTTTATATAAGTACCCGGCAAAACTTTATTCTGAAATAACCATGTACCTCCTCCGTATGCCATCTATTCCACCTCTCTCTTTAAAAATTCTTTTATTAAGTTATCCACTTCGTCAAAAGTGTATTCCTTGTCTTCTTCAAGCATTACTCCGAGAATATCCTTCTGCATTTCATATTTTTTAGAATTGTAAAGTTGTTCTTTTGTAAAGCTTGAATTTGTTTCGTTTTTCTTAGCCATTCTTTATGCCTCCTTCTATCGAAAGACTTTCCATCTTATCATTTTCCTTTTTCTCACGAATAAAATAACTGAACTGAATAAAGCTGTGCATATTCCCATCCTGTATCTCAGTTTTTCTCTCAGTGCCTCTCAAGATATCTCCATTTTCCAGCGTTATAAGATTAGTAATACTGTTAAGTTTTTCAATCACATCATATATTTCCCTTGAATTCTTTTTATTTTCATCAGCTATATAATCAATCCCGAACACTGTCACTGCTTTATACCTTGAATCAACAATCTGAGTTTTATCAGTACTTATGACATGCACAAAAAAACAGGGTTCTTCGAAATTCTGAGGAACCTGGTTGATGTAAACCTTTATCCCGAATGTTTCCTTCAGTTTTACAGTCAGTGCATTCATTATGTCGTTTATCATCCTCCAAGCACCTCCTTTATCCACACTTCAAGTTTCTTTTCAATTATTTTCGGTAATTCCTTTTCCAGTTCCAGTTCTGCCTTTGTGAGAAAAAACTGTCCTGTAACCCATGATTTTTTCAATGATTTTCCTATTGCTGGGACATACCTTCCCGGAGTCTGCCTGTGCCCAAACTCTACATAAGACGCATACTCAACACTATTTGTTATTGTTACCGTGTATCCTCCGCCTGTATTAACCGCTTTTGCTCCTATACTTGCGTCCCAGCCACGTCTCAATGTTCCTCCTGTGTGCGAGTATTCTTTGGTTACAGTTTCACCGTTTTTCTTATATGATACTTTCTTAATCCCGTCTTTCACAGGAGTTCCGTCCTTATTCAGTTTAACCTGTCCTTTCCTTTTTCCAGTTTTATATTTCACTTCTTCCCCAAAAATAGGCTTATAGACAGGCGTTCTCTTAATTGCTTTGGCAAGTAACCTTGCACCCAGTTCGTTGGTTATGTTCTCAAGTAGTAGTGCTGTATTTGCCTGACTTAATGTTTCAGCAGCTTTTCTTATTTCCGAAAAATCCACTTTAACTTTACTTGTTCCCATTTAAGCACTTCCTTTGTATGCTTCAAGCACTATTTCCTGGTGGTTCGTATAAACCGCCGATATTCCCGAGTGCTTATATTTCCTTGTTATTCCGTTCTGAGTAACTTCAATTACGCTACCCGGAGGAACATAAACATCAGGAGCAATGAACAGTTTCACGACCTGAGAACTCACAGCAAAAGATTCCGTCTGATTAGTCTGACTGATATTCTTAAAACTTAACCGGCAAGGCAGATTTTCAAATAACATCACTTCTGTGTGAATTGTCGCTCCATATTTGTCTTCAGTATCTTTAAAACCAAATATATTACAAACTCCAGTCCATAGTGACTGTATAGCTTTTTTTGCCTTTTCCAGTTCCTTTACCATACTATCCTCCTGTATCTCAAGAGTTCGTCTTCCCCTCTTGTCATCAGATATGTCGTAAAAACCTCAAATTTGTCTCCCACGCTCTTCGTATCTTCAAAGACTACCTTAGTATCACCTTCGCTTATTTCTTTCGCTACACGGTCAAAATCTAAGCCTTTCAGCTCAAGCTGGTTAAGTGATTTCTTAAAATATAAAAACTCACCTGTACTTCTGTCAACCCAAATATACTTAAGCCCTTCTGGAACTTTATTCTGATTAGTCTTATTTTTAATATAAGACTTAACCTTTTCGATACTCTGTTCCAATAAAAATAAGTCGGTATCTACGACTTCATAGCCTACCGACTTTAATGTTTTTATCACATCATCTTTGATATTTTCTACATACTCCATACCCAGCACCTACTTCTTCGGTTTTTTAGCCTTTTCTTCCGAGTCTTCCTCCACTTCATAACCACGATCCCTGAACCATTCAATTAAGTTTTCGTTGTCGGTATTCCCAACTCCGTTAACAAAATATACCCCGGCACTCGTCCCTGTGTATTCCTGATTTGGTGATTTTATTACAGCCATTCAAAGCACCTCCTATTTTACTTTAATTTTTCTGAATATTCCCGCCGCTTTGGTAGCTTTCAAAGCAACCGCCGCAACCATTTCAACTTCTCCAGTCTTAACTGCTCCCGCTGTCTTATAATCAGGCAACCATGATTTGATTAATCCGTTTCCTGTTGGGGCAACCCCGTGGAATCCGTCCATTCCGAATCTTACAGCATACAGTGATGTTTCCCCTGTCCCTGTTTTTGTTTCAGAAACTGGGTCATTTGTTCCAGGTTTAGCACCAAGATTGATTAACGGGATTCCCGCATACATTTCAACCTGTTGACCAAAGTCATTCATAGAAGTTGTATACATCGAAGTTCTTCTTGCACATGCCCTTATTCTAGCGATAAGCTGTAAGTTCCCTGCTATCATGGAAGGTGTTCCGTCAAGTCCCATCAAGAACTCATCCAGCATGTCAAGGAAAGCTTTGTAGTTAGTATCTATTGCAGCCGAAGTAGATAAATCTATTGCGGCTCCCGGAATAAATTCTGTTGAACTTCCTGTGATTGCTTTTTCAAGTCCGTCAAACGCCTTACTGTTAACTGCACTGTCTCCATTTATTACTGTGTTGTTAAATAAAGCAGATGCGGCTTTTATTTTCTGCGACATCTGTAACTGCACTTCTGACACTATCCCGCCCATATCTGCAATAATTCTGTCAATCTGGAATGATCCTCCAAAGATTTTTAAGTCAACATTGTGTCTTTCTTTAGAAACTTCAGCAGGTGTGTATTCGTGATTGACTTCCCTGAAGTCCGCAGTTGGTTGTGTCTTCAGTCTTGTGTATCCGTAAGTCATTGTAGTTCCTCCTCCTGTCGGGGACACCACATTGTCAAATGGTATGTTGTTCATAATAAAATTACTCTTTGCAAATTCGTCAATCACTCCAATCTGCAAATCGTCCTGTACGTTCTTTTTAGCTTCCGCTAGTGTTATCGGCATATAAGCCACCTCCTAATTTTTTTTAATCTGATTGTGTTGTAAATCTTGCCATTATGGCATCGGCCAGAGATTTTGGAGCATTGCTTTCTCCATTCCCTGTATTTCCTTCGCCAGGTTTAACTCCTGCGAAATTAGGCCCTTTTTGTTTTCCCACTTCAACGGCTTTAAACAGCATTTTGCTGTCTTCCGCTTTTTTCAAACTTTCAATCTGTTCATTGATTCCAAGCAGTACATCACCGTCCATTTTGATTTTACTCATGTCCAGTAACGCTTTCACTGCCTTTACATTTAAGGCATCCGCTCCAAGCAACGCCGTATCCACTGCTCCTGCCAGTTTTATTTCCGCAAGTTCGGCATTATATTTATCCGTTGCGGCCTTATTTTCGTTCTGCAGTGTTTCAATTGTCTGCTTCAAAGTTTCAATGTTCCCGGTACTGTTCTTAAGTGTTTCAAGCTGTTTATCCCTGTCTGACAAGTCTTTCTCAGCCTGTTTCTTAGCGTTGTTTACTTCATCAAATCTTGCTTTCGGGATAAACCCTTTCAGCTGTTCAGTATTTGCTGACAATACTTTTTCAGCTTGTTCCTCAGTCAGTCCGAGTTTCAACAGATCTTCTTTGTTCATAAAATAATCACTCCTTCATTTTTTACGCTGTATGTCAGCGGAATCATATCTGATTTGTTCTTTTACGCCTTCAAATCTAAAAAAGGCGAAATAAAAAAGAGCAGTCGTTAAACCGCTCTTGAATTATTACTGTTTATTTCCCTCTGTTCTCCATTTGAAAAAATTAGCCCAGTATGGATTTTCATTATCAAATATTTCTTTCTGCTCTTTTGTAAGATTATGCGGGTAGTCTCTAAATAAATTAAAGATTACTTTCTTATCAAAAGAAAATAAATGTTCTCCAAATGTATCAATATTGCTGACCCACCAAACTTTATCAGTAGGATTTTCTTTATAAAAATCACTTAACATATCCGTCATATCCTTTCAACTGGTCAATTTCATTGGTATTTATATAGCCCAAAATTTCTTCAAATTCTTTGTTGTCTTTCAATGAATCTATATCAAATATCACATTTTTAGGCTTCAATTTTATCCCGTACACTGTGTGGGATTTTTGACACCCAAACCTATTTTTTAGTACTCCGTCAGTCAAAATCTGATAACCGTTATTAAATGCATCCTGCAGTTCTAAGTAATAATACTTGTTCAATTCTCTCTTTACTATAGCCGCATGTGTTCCAACTCCCAAATAATATTCCTTTTCTTCTTCTGTAATAAAATCTAGCAGTTCTTTTATTGCTCTAAAATCATTTGAGTTTTCAACTATTAAGCTTTTAACACCTTTCATTTGTGCTATATCCAATATATTTTTTCTGTTCGAAAAAAACATTTGAGAGTTTCCACCTCTAAAATCTAATACGTCTATTCCATTTCTATTCCCGGCATAAGCTAAAGCTACCGATGAACAAGATCCGTTTGTTTCATCGCCTCCTGCCAATCGCATTATGATTTCATAATCTTCCAATTCTCTGTTCAATTTTCCCACTTTTTTATACTCAACCTTGTTAAGTTCCAAGTTTTTCAAAATTGTACTGTTCTCCCTTATTTCTTTTATTATATCACTTTTTTCAGTTTTTTCAAAGGGATTCTTGCTGATATATTTTTCTTTCCAGTCCTTATACGTGATGTCCGCTGGAGCATACTCCGTTTCTCCTGTTGTCTCATTCCTTGCAGCTCTTTCGCCGTCCATATCATCGAAATAAGGGGCAGTAGTAGTTCGACATCTGACATGGAACGGATTCGCAGTGACTCCAACTTCATAGTCTTTCAGGTCAAATACCTTGCCATCCATGTCCTGACATATATCCGATGTTCTGTTGTCAAGCGTGGCCACTATCTCATACTTTTCTACTCCCAAATCCTGATAGCTTTTAAGCCTCGCCCTACTTGAATATGCGGCACTTTCTGTATACACCAGCCTTGAGGCATTTGCTTTCGACACTTTCATTTTTTCGGCTATTTTATCTGCCAGTTTTTCAAGACTGTCGCCTCTGATAAACGCCTGCGTCATTTCAGTGTGAAGGGTATTTATAAGCTTGTCTTTGTCTTCCCATATCCTGTCGCTAAAATTTTTACCATCAGGAGCCCATGGCTTTTTAATAACCGTATTTACTAATTTGTCATTCAGACTGTATATGTTTGTTCCTACCCCCGTACCCTTCGCTATCTGAAAAGCTGTTCTGTTGTACTGGTCTTTATAAAGATTTTTAAGATAGCTTTCAAATCCACTTTCACGACCATTATAGAGTTTTTCTATTTCCCCTCTTACCTGCAACTTCATAGCCTCAAGCCGTTCTATGTGTACCCTTGCACTTGCGTTCTCAAGTTCCTTATTCCAGTTCTTATCAATCCCGTTCTCTTTTCCGTGTTTGATGTATTCGTCAAGCGTCCATTTGAACTCCTTAAGTTCTTTGTCATTAAGCATCTTCTTAGCTTCTGCAAGTGATACATCGTTATTCTTAGCTATTCTGTTGTACCACACTTCGATATCCTTGTTCAGCCTCGATATAGCCCTCTCGTATTCCAGTTGCTGTCTCCGGAATTCGTCTCCAGCTATTTTATTAAGCCGTTCCTCTTCCTCGATAAATCTGTCCTGCCAGTATTTCTTACTCATCTACATCATCAGAGTGTTTATGTTCTCCAAATCCTTCGTAGTCTTCAGTTTTAATTTTTTCCTCACGTTCCTTCTTCAGCCTTTCCTGTTCTGCCTGCACATCTGTAACCCATGGATGCTGGGCAAGTATCGTTTCCTCTGATATTATTCCAACTGAATTTTTGATGTCCGTTATTGCCTGACTTTCATTAACCAAAATATCCCTGTTAAGTACAACTTCAACCTTTTCAGCAAGGAAATCACCCTGTCCGGTATTCTTTAAATGGTTTGCAACAAACCATAGCAGATCTTCAAAACTTGCCTGAAACTCAGTTTCAAAATCGTTTGCCTCCAAATCAATTTCAGAGTACATCGAACGGATATTCAACTGATTCGGATTATTTCCAAGTGTATCGGCCTTGCTGTCAAACCCTGCTCCATTTTCTATTATTGTCTGTTTCAAAAGTTTAACTATCGCATCATAGTTTTCTGCATTCACTTCAACCTGTAAGCTTGACACTTCTCCTTCTTCTCTGACCTTTACCGCCCCGTATGTTGCCAAGTTTCTCCTGAACTCACCTAAATTTTCACCATCATAATTTTTTATAACTAGTATCGTGTTCCTGCTGTCCTCCTGCATATTGTTCATGAAGTCACTCATAAGCATGTTAAGTCCGTCCTGTAGTGATTTCACCCTGTTAAGCAGAGGCTGTTCCAATTCATCAGCCCTGAAACTTATAAGCGGTATTCTTTGCCAGTTATATGGTGTATCGTCAACTGTCAGGTATGCTTTTTTCTCGATCAGGTTAAGCTTATTATCGCTTAGTGTGTAATATTCAACTCCTGAGTCCTTGTATAACTCTATATGCGTTTCTTTTTCATATCTTCCATTGCTGTATACCTGACTGGAATATTTTCTGATTGCATATTTCAGCTCGGTATGTTCGTTATCGGTCCATATAGGGATAACTTCAACAGAGTTCAGCCTCTTAAATTTCAAATTTCCTTCTTCGTCAATATATAGAAATAGCCATCCGATGCCGTTGTTATACACATCAGTGGCTATCCTTTTAATCGTTTTGAGGAATCCTTTATCGAATAAATCATTTAGCAGCTCGTTGTATTTCTCATTGTCAGTACTTATACTGGGTGTCTTGGATGCTATATAGTTCACCTTCTGCTTTACCAGTTTTTTATATTGATTGTTAACAATCTTATTATTCGGCAAGTTGTTAACAGTTATCAGTTTTCCGTCATCACCTATCGCCGTTCTGTTTCTTTTCAGTATGTCGTGTCCCCCTGCATAATATCTGTTGCCGTCAAGCATCATTCTGTAACTGTCACTTGAAAAATGCCACATTATAATGCTTTCAACTTCCGATAAACTTATGTTGTCCTTTTCCATTTTATCTTTTCTCCTAAAAAATCTTTTTATAAAATCAAACATTTCAGCTCCTTAATCAAAAGAAAATGTAGGGCCTTTCGTGTAGTCTTCCAGTGCATACCGCATCGCATCCATCAGGTGGTTAAAATCGTCCACAGGCTTATTAACCGCATTATCGAACTTATCTTTGTCCCACATGTAGTTGGATATCTCGGTAATGAAATTAACGCATCGTGGATGTATTATGATTTTATAATCCTGAATGTACTGGATTCCGTTATTAATACTGTCCTTACCTTTCCTTGAGTTTCTTATTCCCTTAAGTCCTAAGTCATAAAGCTCGTCTATTGACTTCGGCTCCTGACTGTCGGCAGTTATTTTCTCCTTCCCATACCCCTTACGGATTATTTCTTCCGCTATCTCCCTGTTCTTCATGGCATTCTGATAGATTTCATCAAATACGTATATTGTCCTGTTTGCTACATCTATCAGTCCGCAGAACAACGCAGTGGGGTCATTGGTATATCCAAAATCAAGCCCGAATGCCGATTTGACTCCATGCATTTTTGCCACTTCTGTATAATCAAATTCCTTCTCTTCCCAGTTCTCATAGACAAGTCCATCTACTATCCCCCAGTTTCCAAGCCCTGCGACCTGATATCTTCGTGGATTATTTTTCTTCATGTCCTCGAACAGCTTCTTATCGCTTTCGTCAAGCCATTCGTTGCACATGTAGTTCGTTGTCTTGGCCAGTATGTTTTCATCCTCGACGTCAAAAAATCTTTTTTTGAGCCAGTGCCGTTCGTTCCAGGGGTTGAATGATATTATAAACTGCTTGAATAGAGGTGGTTCTACAATACCCCTAATACTTTCGTCAAGCATGTTGAAATCCTGTTCCCTGTTTATCTCATATGCCTCCTCGCACCAGCACCAGCACAAAACTCCCTCTGATACAGATATTGAAGTTATTTTAAGAGGATCGTCAAATCCTCTGAATAAAATCTTTTGTCCTGTGGGTTTATATGTTATCTCAAGTGGGCTTTCCTTAAATTCCCAGTACTCAAGTACGCCCAGTCTGTTTATCGCCCACCTTAAATCCGAATAACAGCTGTCCTTAAGCGTCCTGTACACCTTACGCACAACAAGGGTATTTGCCCCCCTGTACTTCATCATGCTGTAAATTATCCAAAGTGCTATGGTCTTACTTTTCTTACTTGCCCTTGACCCTTTCACGACTTTGTATCTGCCTTTGAAATTCCAAAAATCCTTATATCCTTTCCCGACTAAGTCAGGCAGTCTGACCTTCCTACTCTTCAAGCTCGTCCTCACCCACTATCATGACAGGCAGTACTCCTTCAACTTCGACCTTGTCCGTAAACAGCCTGTATCTTTTACCAAGCAGTTCTGCCGCTTTCAGTCTGTCCTTTAGCCCTATCTGTTTTTCAACAATCCTTGCGTCACTGCATCCGTCCCCCGTGCCTTCTACCACAACGACTTCCTCCTTCAGTTCGCCCCGCATCGACGAGGTCAACATCTCAAGCACTTCCTTGGCAGATGCAGTCCTTTCGCTCTCCAAAGCCTTCAGTTTCCCGTCGATGTATTCTTTTATGCCAACTTTTGCCAAGTTTTCACTTGCAACGTTGTTCAAATTTTTCCCTTTATATCCTGCCCTTCTCGCAGACTCCGATGCATTCCCTGTTTCAATGTAGTAATCTGCAAAGCGTTTCTGCTTTTCTGTCAATTTCATACTTGTTTCACCTCGTTTCTCAAAAAAAAAATAAAAAAGACAGCTTTTAAACTGTCTTCTGATAGCCAGGCGTATGGCTCATGAATCCCGCCTCAGCAAAAAATATCTCGGATTTCCTAAAACCTTAAATTTCCATTCTAACCTATTATAACACATATAAATTTATATACAAGGGCACGAAAGGGGCATTTTCATTAATTTTTTTTAATAATTCATTATATCCTGGATCACGTTATCTGAAAAAATTAATGCCCTCAACCTGTTGATAAGTCTATTTTTGTTACGTTTTATCGTCGTAATATCAACATTAAATTTTCCTGCTACATATTCAAGTGTCATTTCTTCAAAATATTTTAATTCAATAATTTTATAGTACTTATCATCCTCGATGTTTTTTAGTGCCCTTTCCGTCATACTTATAACATGTTCAAGTCTTTTTATCTCGTTTTCGCAGTTCTCTATCATATTTTCAATTTTTTCGACTTCTGAGAGATATTTTTTAGTTGCCTGAACATTTACACCTGTTTCCTTTTTCGAAAGCAGGACGGGGGCATTATGTAAGCCTGAGAGCCTTTCACGTTTGACCCCTAAGGCTCCTTTTAGATATTTCAGCTCATATAATAATTTTTCTGTTCGCTGGAACGGTGTTAAGTTTTTTTGTATTTTGAATTCCTTGTCCTCCTTCAGAATCTTTGCCACTTCCTCCGCTATCGCTCTTGCCGTTGCCATTAATATTCCCCCTTTGTCCGTTCTTTCGTATTTCTTAACCATACTTCGTGATGTATTTTCAAAAATTCCTCTTCTGTCGCACCTGTATGTTCTGCTATCTTTAACATTGCACCGAAGATTCTGTTTTCTGTTTCTTCGGCCATGTTTGACAGAATTATGAAGGCCGTTTCAAAATCCGGATAGAACTTTTTCCAAAAATATAAATCGTGATATCCTGTGTTTCTGAAAGTCAGCTGATTGATGTAGCTCAGATAGAAATGCAGGCAATCCGATAATTCCTCCAATGCTTTTCTTCTGTCAACTGGTTTGGTGTGATTTTTCCAGTAGTTCCAGTCGCTCTTAAGCTCCTGTCCGAGTTCTCCAAGTTCAGTAAGAAATGCAACGCATGTTCTTCCCGGAGTTCTTTTTCTGATTGTTTCTTTTTTGTCAAATTTCCTGTCAAGTACCGCCTGTCTTTTCAGCAGTTCCTCAATATCAAATTCTTTCAGTGCTTCCATTCTTTTCCTCCTCACATTCTTTTAAGTACCAGCCCAGGTAAATCTGTGCCTTTCTATAGTCCTCCAGTCCGTTTTTCTTCTCCGCCCGGATTAAATATTTCATGATGTTCCCCTTGCAGAAGGCCTTGAAGCCTTCCTTCCCAAGTGTTGCCCTGATTACATCAATACTTTCTATGTTAAGTCCTTCAAGTTTGTAATGCTTAGGACTTTTCACGTTGTTCTCAACGCTACTCAACTCTACTCCGTTTTTATCTGTTCCACTCAACGCGTTTTCCTCCTCCGGTTTTTTGAATTCATATCCCTGTCTCATCAGTCTTCCTGCTTTCAGTGTGACTGAGTATTTTGTCCTCTTAAGTGCACTGGCACAGGTCTTCGCACCTTTTATGTAGTAAAAATCCTGCAGGAACTTTATTTCCTCCTCGGTAAATCTTGCTTCCGCCCTTTTCAAAAAGCTTTCATTCCTGAGTTTTGTCAGTCCTGAACTCCCGAACATTTCTATCATTTTGCTTCTTACTGCATTTTCCGTTCTGCCCAGTCTCCTTGCAATTTCTTTTTTTTTGTTGCTGGTGTCAAAAACAAGCTTTTTCAGTAGTTCCAGTTCCTGTTCTTTCCAGGGCTCCTCTATCCTGATTCCGTAACGGTGGGTGGCCTCTTCTATAGTTCTTTCGCTCCTTTCAAGGATTTCTGCTATTTCCCTGATCCTAAGCCTTTCGACGGTTCTGAGATACTTCAGGTCTTCTATCTCTCCCGTTGTCCAGCTTTTATAGACCTTTCCCATTTTCTAACTCCCGCTCTCGATTATTTCTGCCGTGTACGGTAGGAAATGCTTGTTGAACTTAGTTATCAAAGTCCTTGAATATTTCCTTAACCTCGCATCTATATCCATGTCTTTGTCAGTAAACATCTGAACCACTTTAAAATTCACGATTATATCTTTCAAGGTTGTGAGGGCTTCAGCAACTTCAGGGTCTTCACATGGAAGGTCATCCTTCCATTTTTCGGAATAGAATTTATCAAAAATACCTCTTAATCCGTCATACAGTGCATGCATTCCCCTGTCACGGTAGATTTTATTATCGAAATTGTATTTTTTCTTCATTTCTGGGCTATGGAACAGGAACGTCATCCTGACTGTCTGCTCAATAAGACTTTTAAGTCCTTCATAATTTTCAAGCATCGGATAGTTGGCCATGCTTTTAATTTTGACTTTCTTCATGTCAAGCTCCCTGTTTGGTTCCGGACAGTCCCTCCTGAGCCCCAGCTGTCCGAAAAGCCTGAACCTGTTTAACAGATGACCTGATGCCTTGTAAACTGAGAACAGGAACATGTGCACCTCCCCGTTCTCAATTATTTCCTTTTTAATTTCTTTTTTATCTAGCTTTTTCGTTTTTATTTTTCTTGCCATTGTTTTTCACTCCTATCCCCATGTGCTCAGATGAGCTTCGCCCACGTCGTTCCACAAAGCGTCTTTGTAATCCATAAGTGCGTCGTAGATTCCCTCCAGTGCACTCAACTGTTTTTCCGTAAGCGAATTTTTAAGTATGAACTGCTGTTCTATCGACATCAGGAAAAGCTTTATTTCCGCTTTAGTGGTATTTTTCTTGCAGTATTCTATCTTGTCAAGTATCCTGTTAATTTTTCTGATTTCAATTACTTCCTGTACCGTTACCATTATTTTTCACTCCCTTATATTTTTCTATTCTTGCCTTCAAGCTCTGCAGCAGTTCCTCCTGTATGTCGCCTTTACTCTGCAGTGCCTTCATGACGTCCTCGTCACGAGTATTACTGCATACAAGGTGATGTATTATAACCTTTTCCTTCTGCCCCTGCCTGTGAAGTCTTTTATTTGCCTGCTGATAGAGTTCAAGGCTCCAGTTAAGTCCGAACCAAATGACATGGTTCCCTCCGTCCTGAAGGTTTAATCCGTATGCCGCACTTGCGGGGTGTGCAAGCAGGATATCAATTTTTCCGCTGTTCCAGTCCTTTTCATCCTGCACCGTCTTAAGCTCCCTCACCCTCAGTCCTGACTTGGCCAGTGCACTTTTCATCCTGTCGAGGTCATGCTTAAAACTGTAGAACACCAGTGCCGATTTCCCGTTGAGTTCCTCCACCAGTTCCATGAATCTCTCAATCTTGCATTTATGGATTTCGTGCACATCCCTTTTTTCGTCATACACGGCTCCGTTACTTAACTGTAAGAGTTTATTCGACAGTGCCGCCGCATTTGCGACTGTTATTTCTTCAAGACTGTTAAGCTCCAGTATCATCTGCTTTTCAAGTTCCTCATACTGCTTCCTTGCTTTCGCATCAAGCTCCACGCTGACTATGTTGTCCACCACGTCAGGCAGTTCAAGATAATCTTCCGCCTTCATTGACACACATATATCGGCTATCCTGTCCATGATGGACCTATCTGAGCCCTGTTTGAGTTCGTATTCACCGTACGGATTGTTTCCATATCTGTAAAAATTGAAATACCTCTCCCTAAATGCCGTTATATTTTTTCCCAGCCGTTCTCCCTGGTCCAGCAGGTAAATCTGTGCCCATATGTCCTTGAGTCCGTTCGGTGCGGGAGTTCCTGTAAGCCCCACAAGCCTTTTAATCTTACCCAGTACAAGCTTAAGTGCCTTGAACCTTTTTGCCTGATGGTTTTTAAAACTTGAAAACTCATCTATGACAACCATGTCGAATGGCCAGTCGTTCCTGTAGTAGTCCACAAGCCACGGTATATTTTCCCTGTTGATCACGTATATATCGGCAGGGGTGTTCAGTGCATTAATCCTTTTCTTTTCTGAACCCAGTACAGCTGAGAATTTAAGGAGCTTCAGGTGATCCCATTTTTCTGCCTCCCTGAACCATGTGCTTTCTGCAACTTTTTTCGGTGCTACGACAAGTACCCTGCTGACCTCGAACATGTTAAGCTTAAGTTCATCTATGGCCGTAAGCGTTATTATCGTCTTTCCCAGCCCCATGTCAAGCAGAAGTCCGACTTTTTCAGTATTTACAACTTTATCAATGCAGTACTTCTGATAATTATGTGGCTTGAACTTCACTTTGCCTTCCTCCTTCAATTTCCAGTATCTCTTTTATTTTTTCCTTTGAGTCCGCGATATACACTCTCTGACCGTATGTCCTTATTTTCTCGATCTGTCTGTCCTGTAAAGGTCTTGTTGTTTTTCCTGTTGCCTTAAGCTCCACGAAAAACAATGTTCCGTTAGGCAGAAGGCATATCCGGTCAGGTATGCCCGCATGCCCGGGGCTTACAAATTTATATGCGGTGCCTCCCATTTTTTTCACTTCGGACACAAGGTATTTTTCGATTATACTTTCCAACATTTTTTTCCTCTTTTCATCTTTTTTGAAAACTACAACAATCTGAAATCCTATATATATATCTATATAGGCGTATTAGGTATATTAGGTATTATATACATATGCCTAATATACCTATTTTATATATTTATATATAAAGTTTGTAGTTTGTAGTTATATATATTATAATTTATTGATTTTACTGGCTTACAGGCTACTACAAAGTCAAACTACAACCCGACAACAAACTACAAAACCCTAAAATTCTAAGGAACTACAAAGTTTTGACATTTTCATTAAAACTACATTACTTTGTAGTTTTCCTTTTGAACCCTCTCTGTTGGCCGAAATCACCGAATTTACGCGGTGTTTTTAGACGTTCCCATCCTTTCATGGAACCCATTATGGAATTTACGTTTGCACTGTCGGAATTTTTAATATATTCCCTTCTCATTCCGAAACATTCGACCAGTATTTCTAGGGCACACACTCTGTCCCTCGGAACTGTTTTTATTCCTGATTTGTCAAAGCCTTCAAAATAATAATTTTTTCTTTTCTGATGATCCCAGCTATGCCAGTCTTCGGGTATTTCCTTTTCAAGAAACTCCATTATTTCCCCTTCCTTGACATCTTTCACCCTGTGATTTTCCTGCTTTTCGTTTGCGATAGTTTTTGCTTCACCGCTCAAATCCAGCTCACTTCCAGTGATATAATAAAAATACGCCTCAGCCCATATCTGATCCCTTTCGACATCAAGGTCTTTCCATATACTCTTCTTAGGTTCCATAATTCCTACTTCAACAGGCCAGAACCTTCTGTTCCCCGTCCTGTCCCTTAAAAACTCATAGTCGTTCGATGTTCCGAAGAACACGCATCTTCTCGGATATTTTTCTGTTCTCCTTCCATAAGCTTTCCTGTAAATGTCGTCAGTTTTACTTAAAAACTGTTTAATTAAATCCGTTTCGTTCTTAGTGAATGCTGTCAGCTCCCCCAGCTCATTAATCCACGTACCCTGGATCATTTCCGCCGCCTCTTTCCCTGCAAAAGTCTGCAGGCTGTCCGAGTACCACTTCCCTCCAAGTTTGGCAAGGAATGTGCTTTTCCCTATACCCTGGGGACCTGTGAAGATTGGCATGTAATCATATTTGATGCTTCCCTCTACTGCCCTTGCAACAGCTGCAGTAAGCGACACCTTCATGACTTCCCATGTATATATGTTGTCTTCCGCACCTAAATAATTAGGCAGAAGCTTTTCAATTCTTTCTTTCCCATCCCATTTAAGGTTCCCAAGGTATTCGGCCACGCTGTTGAACCTGTTCTTAAACGATGCCAGTAACAGTGCATCATATATTTTATTCTCTCCTGTAAGCCCGAATCTTTTCTCAAGGTAGTTTCTGACCCCGCTATCGTCAAGGTCTTCGTACTGACGCATTTCATCTTTTCTGTTCCATGGAACGGCTCCTGTGACCATTCCTCTGTTCGTGAACTCGTCTATTGCGAATTTGCCCTTAAGGTTCACATCATTTTCCAGCACTATCAGCATGTTGTTTATCGACTTTACGAATGCACCGTTTTCATGCTGAGCAAGTTCATTCATCCATGACAGGTCAATATCACTCTTACCTTCTTCAAGCACACCGAAGTCGCCAGATGCGGTGTATCTCTCCATGTTAATGATGGAGGCTACCTCCCCGATACTTCTTGCGAACTTTGACATCTCGATAAATGACGGGTATCTGTTGGCGGGTGTACCCTCCTTCACATCCGCGTCCATGTCCGCGAATTTATGGAGCCTTACCATGTCGAACGCATTGCACAGCTTACCTCCTGCAGGGTCAGTGGCATGGTGCGAGTATACGAAGACGTCGTCATAAATTACTGCCCCTCCGTACGTGCTCCCCCGGGTGTAGGTCATCCTTTTCCCGTCATCAGATATGTCGTACTCGTCAGAAATGAACTTCTCCACAGCATCTGCTATGGTGAAAGTCTTACAGAAAGCTCCTATTATTCCTGATTTTTCAAGAGGATTTTCCTGTTTTTTAAGCATCTTTTCTGCCATTTTTTCTGTTCCCGGAACCTGTGGCCACTCTGTCATATCCTTCCAGTCCTCATACATTGCGAGGATCCCGTCAACTGACAGCGGAGCCTTTTCAAGATTAAACCTGTATAGATATCTGCTGTCCACCGAACAGCTTGCCCAGAACATCAGCCTTGCGGGTTCAAAGGTGGTAGGGTCACACATGGCCATACCTATCATCTGTGCCACTTTCCTTGCCACCGGCTCATATTCATCGGGGGACATGCTCCTGTCTGTCACGATAATAACCCTTAACCTTGGCCTGCTCTCCATGTGTTTACGTGTGCTGTACACGGCGTAGGACATGTTAAGGCTTTCAACTTTATTAATAACTTCTTCCGTTTTTCCCGGCTCGATGTTATCCAGGTCTAACGTTATCAGGTCCCTTGATAGCAGGTTAACGTTTTTTCTTATACCGTCCTTGAGTTTTCCTGCAACAAAGCCTCCGACGTCCTTAAGCTCATCCTGTTTCGCCTTCGGCAGTTTCAGGAAGTCTTCAAACTTCTCGGCAGTCCTTGTCGGTGTTTCAAGCCTCTTGACGAACTCGCTCCACAGAAGCTTTTCTGTTTTCCATCTTGTCTCCTTCCTGCTACCTGCAGTACTTATCACTATTTCCCTGTTGTACATTTTTACCTCCTTCCTAATCTTTTTTATAATATTCCGTTTCAAATCCGTCTGCCCTCAGAATCAGCCCTTTAGCCCATTTAAGTTCTTCTCCCATCAGGTCGCACACTTCTTCTACAGTGACGTCCATCGGGGCTTCCAGTACAACCTCATCGTGTATATGCATCACTATCTTATAGCCTTTATCGGTCAGTTTAAGAATTGTTGCGGCGAGACAGTCACGGGCTATTGCCTGCACAATGTTCTCCACAAGCTTTCCACCATAAGTTTCGGCTGTTTCCCATTTGCCTGAAACCTGATTCGGTGCCTTGTAGGTGATTACCGTTGCACCCCAGCTGTTCTCCCTTGTTCCGGGGCTTACATAGTGGAGCTTACGGCCACTCGGCAGGGTTACCGTCAGGAAGTCGAGCCCTTTCGCAAGATCTCCTTCCCTTGAAAAAAGTATTCCGTTTACCGCCTGTCTTGTTCCGTTCAGCACCACTTCTGCGGCCGCATTCCCTACGGCATACCACAGGTCAACTATTCTCTTATTTGAATTTCTCCACATTCTGACAATTTCAGGAAGTTCCTCCTCAGTAAGTCCCATGTTGATTGCACCCATGGCCATGAGGGCTCCGCTTGACCCCTGATAGCCGAGTGCAAGTTCCGCAACCTTCCCTTTCTGTCTTAAGTGGTAGTTCTCCTTGCCCTTCGCAATTGTTGATATATCCACACCGAACATCTGTGATGCTGATGCTTCATATATTTTTCCGTGAGTTCTGAACACGTCAAGTCTCCACTGTTCTCCTGCAAGCCATGCGATTACTCTTGCTTCTATTGCCGAAAAGTCGGCGATTACAAATTTCTTTCCTTCCTCCGGAACAAATGCTGTACGTATTAACTGCGACAAGGTATCAGGTATATTGTCATACAGTATGTCTAAAGTCAGCAGGTCTCTTCTTTTTACCATGTTCCTTGCATCGTCAAGGTCTGACAGATAGTTCCTAGGCAGGTTCTGAACCTGCACAAGTCTTCCAGCCCATCTTCCTGTCCTGTTCGCTCCGTAGAACTGCAGAAGTCCCCTCACCCTTCCATCTTCACAGAGGGCATCTTTCATGGCCACGTATTTCTTCGTGCTTGTCTTACTCAGTTCCTGCCTTATTTCGAGCACTCTTCTTACGTTCCCTTCAGTTTCCCCAATAAGATTTTTAACTGTTTCCTTCTGAAGATTTTCGGCATTTACGCCTTTATCTTTTAACCATTTCAGTAACTGCACTGTACTGTTAGGATTTTCCAGCCCTGTTAAACCTTTTGCCTCATTCAGCAGATACTCATTCCAGGTGTCACTCACGAACAGGGCACTTTCAACAAGCTCACTGTCCACTTTAATACCTTCGGCATTCATTCTGACATCAGTATGCCACAGCTTCCACTCGAATTTTGGGATTCTTATACCTTCAAGTTTTTCCTTTATTGACATTTCTGCCACTACGTCCTGCCTGTTATATTCCTTGTAAAGTTCCCACTTTTCAGGTTCATGGTGTGGCATGTTTCTTGTTCTTCCGCCGTTCCTTTTTGTCGGTCTGCATGGAACGGAGAAAAGTCTTATAAGAGCCTTACCTGTTGCGGATTTTTTCTTATCATTTTCAAATCCCATTGCCTTCCCGACCTTGCCCAGTCCTCCCGGATAACCTGCATAATATGCATGTATCATGGTACATCTCCACTGTTCGAGATTGGTCCTGTACCCTGCCTGGTTAAGGCAGTACCATTCAAAAGCCGCATTATATGCCCTGAGTTCCGTTTCTCCGTCATTAAGCATTCCTACAACTTCCTCCGGCACTACCTCACCTTGTGCAAGGTCTATCACTTCAACGGGCGACCCGTTAAGCGAATAGGCAAAAAGAAGGATTTCAAAATCCGTACTCTGTGCATACTTATACAGTCCTGTCTTTGAAATATCTTCACTGCTGTAAGTTTCAATATCTATGTTCAGTACATTCATTCGTTATCCTTCCTTTTTAATTAATATAGTTCTTCATCCTCAACCGGAGCGAAGTCCTGCTGGGCTGTTCTTCCTCCTGCAAGCGGTTCTCCGTCCGACACCTTCTGTACATTTCCAAGTCCTGCACCTATTCCTTTTTTCCCTGTGAACATGTAAGGGAAAAAGTTTACCGTTACATTTGCATAGATTCCGCTGTAAATTTCAGACTGATCCATTATAGGATTAACATACTTGTCCACTACCTGAGGCGGATAATCCGTTTTTGCTGATGCCGTAAATACCCAGTGGCCTTTGCATTCAGGTCCGAAAGGTTCCCCGTTCTGTTTAACTCCGTCTCCGTCCCAAATAGGAGTTGGTACATGAGGGGGCTTAACACCGTTCCATTTTTCAGCTGTTCCTATCTTTATTGCCTCCGCAATTGCTGCATCTATTTTCTGTTTTGCGGCCGTATCTGATTTCGGTACAAGTATTGTCGTGCTGTATTTCTCCTCCGCCCCTGGAGTTGCCGCATGCGGTTTAAACAAGTGTACAAAGCTTAATCTTCCTCTTACGTTTATTCTAGTGTTCTGATTTTTTTCCATTATTATCATCCTCTCTTAATCTTCTATTTTTTCAAATTCATCTTCTGCATTAATAACATCATTCACATATGGAGCCCTTTTATCCGACTCCAGCACAAGTGTAGGTTTACCTTTAGGCTTTATTATCAGCTCGCCTACATAATCATTAAAATCTTTCTTCCCTATTGTCCCTTCGAGCTGGCTTAGTGTCAGCATCTTACGTTCGTACATCAGCTCTTCAGCTATACCTTTTTCCTTAAGTATCTCAAATGCTTTTTCGGTATCCGAGAAAGTTCTCACAGACCTTCCTTCGACAAGTTTCCATCCTGGAACTGTTTCACCTTTAAAAAGTGCCTGCTGGCAGTAGTTCTCAATGTCCTTGACCCATTTCACGATATCCTGTGCCCTTTTAAGTATTTCGCCCATTTCAGCATTACTTAAAATGTTTCCTTTAAGCTTCATTTCAGTTTCGAGTTCCATATTCATTTCTGCCCTTGCCCTGCAGACTGCTTTCGCCCTGCAGAACGTACATTGTCCCGGAACAAAATCCCCTTCGGCATTAAATGCCCTTTCGGCATTAGGCTTAACTTCTTTTTCCGCCCATTCCACAAGTTCCTCTGCCGGTATTTCCCACACCGAGATGCTGTCTAGTCTCGGCTGTACAATTCCCATGTTGACCGTCTCTATGTCCTCGAACAGCGAATATTCAAGATACGCTCCTAACGAATAGAGCATAAGCTGTGGGTTATTTTCCGCAAATACAGGCACACCTTTTCCGTACTTTAAATCCCTTACATATAAAGTTTTTCCGTATACCGTTACGAAGTCGCACGTTCCGAACCCTTCAGGCACATATGCACTGAAATCCACTTTTTTCTCGATTGATGCCACAGCAGGTTTATCAAACGACATCATAAGCTCCTTGATATGCTCGAGATAGGCATCCGTATATGCATCCATTTCCTGCTTATACAGTTTATTCGCCTTAAGCTTTTTCAGTCTGCTGTTGTAAGTACGCGGACCCATCGGGCTTATGTATTTTGTCAGCTTGAGTTCTGAAATTTCGTGTGCCAGTGTTCCCTCCTCGGCATATTCTGAAGCTGTTTCAGGGAACAGTTCCTCAAGCCTTGCACTTGGATTGCAGTTCATCCATCTTGCCGCCCCGCTTGCCGAAAGCAGGGCATGATCCCTTTCCTTGTGATTTATCATATTCTCACTCCTAACTCCCTTAAATCGTTCGCAAATGCGTCATACAGCTTAGGGTCAAGTTCTGTCAGTTTTGACAGGTTGTATTTCCCTTTTATCAATTCAGCTACCTTTGAACCTAAATTCATTGTTGAAGCTTCATGACACCCCGCTTTAAGCTGGTCATAGCTCCACCCCTGTGTTTCTTCCTTTGCAGGAGCTTCTGCTTTTTTAGGTTCTTCCTCTTTTGGGGTTTCTACATTTTTAACAGGTGTTTCTTCCTTTTTCTCAGGCTCCACTTTTACATCGTTCGTCTGCCAGTCTCCTGTTTCCTGCCTTGCATATTCTTCTTCTGCAGGTACCGGCTGCATAAATTTTCCAACTTTTCCAATTATATTTCCCGCAGAACTTGATAAGACTGCAGTATTTCCCAAAACTTTTAACGCCTTTGAAAGATTTTCGATTATCGGCTTACTTCCTTCTTCAATTTCAAAAATTATTTTTACTTCCATTATTCCACGTCTCCTTTACTCTTAATATATTCATCAGCAGGTATCCATTCGATGTTGTCAAATGCGAACTCCACCATTTTGGTTATCACATCCACTTTGCTCCATCCTGTCTCATTTGACACGATGTCAAGCAGACTATGGGTGCTTGACCTTATTCTGATAGGCACTCCGTAATCCTTTTCATTTTTTATTATTTTCTTCGGTAATCTGAGCTTTTCCATCTGTCCTCCTAAAATTTTATTCTCTTAATGCAAGTGGCATCAGCAAATACACCCACTTACTATCTTTTTCGCCTCTTACAAGCACTGCATTTCTTTCGTTTGACATTTCCATGATGGTCAGGCTGTCCTTAGACTTACATAAATAGTCCGCCAAAAATTTTAAGTTCAGTGAGATTTTTAGGTCTTCCCCTGTCTGCACTGTGTCAATTGTGTCTCTGTACTCAACGGCAAACCCATCTTTCGCCTTTATTGTCAGCCTGCCTCCCCGGAAGTCAAGTATGCCTCCGTTTTTCGCCTCCTTGTTGTATTTCGCAACTGTAAGCCCTTTTCTGAGCGATACGTGAAATACTTTCGTGTTCAGCATCACCTTCTTATCGTTTTTTAGGCCCTTGATTATCGTTTTATAATCAGGAAACGAAAGCTTAACGGGTTCTGTCCGTATGTTGACGCTTCCAAGTCTGAAATTAATCTTCCCACTGATATCCGTCATTATCAATATTGTTTCTTCAATCCCCTGTATTTTTGACTTCAGAGCTTTGATTAACCCTTTCACTGCCTTGAGGGGGATACTGGCCGATATATCACTTTGAGATTCCAGTATTCCTGTTTCACACATGGCCAGCCTGTAGGTGTCTGTTCCTACAGCTGTCAGTTTATTTTCTTCCGTTTCCAGTCTCACACAGTTTACCGCGAAGTTTTCGGGGTCGCATGATGCCGAGAACTCCACTTTTTCCAAAGCTTTTTTAAGTTCCATTCTTTTTATTTTAAAATTTAATGATTCCACGGTATCCTCTTTAAATCCCGGATTGTACTCATGTAAAGGGATTTCAGACGTGTAATTTTTTGCCATGATTTTTATTTTGTAATCATAAGCTTTAATTAATATCTCAGTGTCGGGAGCCTGTTTTATTGCGGTCTTGAACATCTTACAAGGTATGGCCACCTTTCCTTCTTCCTCCACATGCCCGTTAAGTCTGACTTTCGCACATGTCTCAGAGTCAGAAGCGAAGATTTCAATTCTGTCATTTCCGTCTGTCCTGATATGGACAAGCTTAAGATGTTCCATGCATGCCCTCTCGGTGCTTATGAAATTCTCAGCTATTTCGACTGCACCTAGGAGCTCCTTTTTCATTATCTTTAATTCCATATTGATTTTTCCTTTCGTTAGTGCTATACTTTTATTGTTATACTTTTATAATCAGTCGATATTGCCAGTATCGGCTTTTTTTAGTTCTGAAAGAATTACATAGTATTCAAATATTCCAGGTTTGGATTTTTCAAATTCTTCTGTATTTTTGTATATGTAAATCTTTTTTGGCGTGTCCCATTCATCCAATCTGCTCCATCTGTCTCCACAGCATGAGCAGTCAACCCCTTTCTCAACCCCGTCAAAATAAACTTCTTTTGGGGTTACTTCCTTATCCGCTACTGCAAGATGTTCATAACTGTGTGTTGTGGCTTCCATACATTTCACAGGCAGTATTAACATATTATCTTTATAAGTTTTTCTTATCTCCTTAGAATATCCACCACTGTTATTCTGCCAATACACATACATTTCCTTTATTTGCATTAAATCACCTCCTTTCCATCTTTATAAAGTTCATCCAGGATCATGTAATAATCCTCTTCTGTTTCGTAATAAATTCCTTCCAAATCAGACATTTTTAGTCACTCTCCTTTCTTAATTTTATGGATTTTGTTCATAACTTTAACTACATTTAAACCTGTTTTCGTGAGTTCCGAATCCTCAGAAATCAGTTTCCTTCTGTTCAGCATCAGCAGTTCAGCTCTTGACACAAGCAGGAGATTATCAATGCTGAGGTTTAGCCTGTTGCCGTCAGCAAACACGATAGAATGTTTCTCCGGAATAGGTCCATTTGCTTCCATCCAAATAAGCTTATGCTTGTACTCCCACACGTCAGGCTCCGCTATTTTGGTTTTTACATAGCCATCTGTGGTTATCGCATCTTCACCAACCCTCATTTTATTGTGAGGGGTAGCCCCTTTCCTGAACGTTGTCCTGTTGCCTGTTCCGGGGAACTTTTTCCCTTTATTGTGCGGGGTAATCCCCTTTTCAAACCGTCCTGTGAGCCCAGTCGAAATATTATGATTTCTTAATGTTTCCTTAAGTTTTTTCGCATTTATTTGGAACTCAAATTTTTTGTTGAACATTTCCACGATTTCGTGATAATGCCTTCCGGGAGTTACTTCTCTTATAAAATCTAGTTCTTCTTTGCTGTACCTTTTTACTTTTTTACTCACTTGTTACCCCTCCAGCATCTTTGGGAGCTGTAAGTCCGCGTTCAGCCCTTCTTCCTTGAGCTTTACAGCTCTCAGGACAGTGTTGGCATTATCAATTATTGTTGATGCAATCTTTACGACTGCCTCCGACCTTGCCACCTCCACGTTAAGCTTTTCCTGTGTCATTTCCTCGTCGCCCAGTCTTTCCAGTTGTGCGAACAGGTGGTTGTTAAGGTCTTTTAATGTGTTCTGCATATTCTGCTTCCTCCTTTCAATCCCATTTTGATTCCTTAAAATATACCCACGTCATAGCTACTAATGCTATCCACAGGGCATGAACTACTACTTTAACTGCTATGTCGTCAGTAAATGACTTGGTTTGATTCAGCACCAATGCAACGATAAATGTTCCGTACCACACTAACGCTTTTTTAGTTTTCATTGTCATTTTCTATCCCTCCTTTTTTAATCATATCCGCTGCAATGTTATTAGCTAACGAATGAATAAGACTTGTCACGTCATCCCCGTTCACAATTATGACAGGGAAGTTACCATATCTCATATAATGCTCCACAGCCTTTTCAGGTATGTGGTAGTCCCATCCGCCCCTTGGTCTTGAGGGGGTAGGGGGCACTGTCTGAATTGCCGTTCCGAACTTATATCCGCCCCGCTGTAATCCTACCCTTATTGCAGACTCAGACTTGTTAATGCGTTCAGAGCATTCTTTTACGGTTAGAGTATTGTTTTTCATATTTCCAAGGTCCTTTCGTTTCGATTTTTATCCTTTCAGGGTATAATATTTCTGAAAGGAGGTGTTTCTGCATGAGTAAATTTTTAGACTGGTTAAAAACGTCTAAATATATCAAATCTGATGATGTATGCGGTGACCTGGCCAATGACATGCTGAGGGATAAAAAGTTTCCTGACACTGACGATGAGGAACGTCTTACCCGTTATGTCGAATTTCAGCTGGCCATGCATGGACACAGAGAAGATATTAAAGAGTTTAAAAAGATTTACAGATCTTTTTCCAGAACAATCAGCAGATAATTATCAGGAAGTTTTACGGGTGACTTGTCATCCGTATACTTTCTTAATATTTTTGCGTCAAAGTCAGCATAAATTCCGCAGTCATATACTTTCACATTTTCCGACTCCTTGATTTTTTCACTTAGTGAAATAGTATTCAGGATTAAAGTTAAATCATCTCTTGTGAGCTTTTTGTCTTCTACGAGTTGGTTTAACTTTTTCTCATTTTCTGATGACCCAATTATTTTAAATCTACGCCATATATTTTCCATTCCTTAATCACCTCTTTTCCTTTTTAATTAATTTTATTTCGTTTCATGTTATTGGTTGCATTTACGTAACTTAAAGCCCAAAAAAAATTTTTTCCATTTCATCTATGGACAGATTTAAATATTTGACTATTTTTTCTATTTCTTTCCGAAAAAAGTCACTTTGTCCAGATAATTTCCTATAAAATGTCGAAGGCTCCACTCCGATAATTTTAGAAATTTCTGCTACGTTAGACCCTTTTTCTTTAAGTTTAGCTTCTAAAAGATTTCGATTCATCTCATACCACCTCATTTCCTTTTTACGTTTACGTAACTTTCTGAAATTAATATACCACATAATTTTTTTTATGTCAATACGTTTTCGCAACTTTTTTCTAATTTTTCACAAAAATTGTTGCATTTTTGCAAAAATAGAGGTATAATTACCATGTATAAAATATTTCGGAGGATGTATTATGGAAATACATGAAAAAATAAAACGAAGACGTCTTGAATTAGGATTAACATTAGAGAAGGTAGCAGATTATGTTGGTGTCAGCAAGGCAACTGTATCTCGTTGGGAATCAGGGGAAATAGTAAATATGAGAAGAGATAGAATTTTAAAACTTTCAGAAGTGTTAAAAGTTAAACCAAATTTTATAATGGGTCTTGAAGAATCTAAAGAAAAGAAGGAAGCATCCAACCCATATTTTGTTGACACTTCAGTTTTGACAGAACAGGAGCTCGAAGAGTTTAACAGGGTTACAGGAGTGAATAAGCAACTGTTCTTCAATGATGTGGACGAAGAACATGACATGGCTTTGTTTAAACAGGCAGTCGTAGACTTATTAATTAAAAAGAGAGAAAATAAAAAATAGGTGGTTGGATTATGGCAAAGAGGAGTTTTAAGAAACTTGCAAAACGGCTTATGGATGAACACGGAACAAGTGACCCTTTTAAAATTGCCGAGCGTGAAGGAATTCAGATAATCTACTTGGATTTTAAGGCATGGCTCGGCTTATATACGTGCATTGATGGGGTTAAAACCATTTTTATTAACAGTAATATCCCCAGATTTTCACAGAAGATAGTCTGCGGGCATGAACTTGGCCATTCACAACAGACTTTCAAGGAGGCTGTGTTCATGAAGGAAAATTATCTTTTTGGAGTAAATAAGCTGGAAACAGAAGCAAATGAGTTCGACGCAACAATTATTTTTTCTGAAGAAATAAATGACGAGGATTTGACTGAATTTGATATAAATCTGTTGAATGAGTTAAAAAAATATTTATAAATAAAAGGAGTGAGTGAAAAATGATTTTAGCTTTGGTATTAATTCTTACTTTCTTATTTTTAATCTTATGTTTTTTAATACGTTTCATAGTAAAAGCGTCAAAGACTGCAAAAGAACAGAGGAAGAAAATTCTACAGGAAAATAAGGAACAGGGTATTGTCAAGAGATACCCTCCGTTAGTACACGTGACAGGGCTTGATATCCCTGAGAACGTTCAGGTAAGCGTTTTTCTGAAGAAGGACAGGCTGACTATAACGGGAGCTGGAAGAGAATACAATCTGAACTTTGATAAAATAGTAAGCTTGGAAAATCACGTAACTATGGACATTAAGGAATATTACCGTTCAAGCACATTAAAAGGAGTAACAGGTGCAGCGTTGTTCGGGCTACCTGGAGCGGTCATTGGAAGTGCTCCGACTAAACGTAAAGTAAAGACAGATGTTAAAAGTTTTGCTGTAATATCATTTACAGCAAAGACAGGGGATATTGCGACAATCGTATTAAGTGACGTGTTGCCAAACACAAGATATGCATCCGACCTGGTGGCAAGACTGAAACCTTTAACGCCAGATAAAAATCTCGAGACAGTAAATCTATAAAAATAAATAATCTCGATATAATAAATCTAAATAAAAAAGGCCCTGCGACCAACAGGACCTTGAAAATATGTGTGTGATATACACGACATACTCTAACCAGTATTAAGTATATCACACAAACCTTTAAAATACAATACAAGGAGTGTGATTTTTTTATGAAAAATCCAAATGGATACGGATCTGTAATAAAATTATCAGGCAAGAGGAGAAGACCTTTTGCGGTAAGAATTACCGCAGGATATACGGACGAAGGGAAGCAGATATATAAATATCTTGGCTACTATGAAACAAGAAAAGAGGCGATGCAGAAATTGTCCCTGTACAGTGCAAACCCTTATGAGCTGAACTCTGAAAAAATAACATTACAGGAAATATATGACAGATTCATACAGTCGAAAAAGAGCAGTGTCACATCAAGAACAATGAAAGGTTATAATAGCGTATATAACCACTTGACACCTCTCCTGAAATTCAGGATGGCTGATATTAAAACAGCACAGCTTCAGAGACTTTTCGACGAAACTGCGGCTAAAATATCGACAGGGTCGCTTAAAGTGATGAAAAGCGTGACAGGACAGCTTTTCCGCTACGCCATGAAACTTGACATCATAGATAAGAATTACTGTGATTTTATTACTTTACCGCGGCACAAAAAAGTAATTGAAAGGAAAATATTTACTGAGGAGGAAATTGCCATATTGTGGGCAAGTATTAAAAAAATAGAATATGTGGATGTAATATTGATTCTCATCTACACAGGTATGAGGATAAATGAACTGCTAAAGCTTAAAAAAAGTAATGTGGATCTTGTAAACTGCACACTGACAGGAGGAAGTAAAACGGAAGCTGGAAAAAATAGAATTATACCTATTCACTCCAAAATACTCCCTTTGATTGTCGAAAGAATGAAAAATAATACTGAGTACCTGATTGCGAATAAAACAGGGAAAAGATGCATAGTCTATGATAATTTTAGGACATTCATATTCATACCTATGATGGCAAAGCTTGGAATGGAGCATACCTTACACGATACACGACACACATTTGCTACAATGATAAGTGATGTGTCCGATAACGAGACAGTAATAACTGGAATAATAGGGCATACTAATATAAATATGACAAAAAAATATACCCATACCAACATAGAAAAAATGAAAAAAGAGATAGAAAAGATAAATTAA